GCAACTTCCAATACACCGCCGTCGGTTACGGCAAGGAGATCACCTAATGGCGCAACACGACTACGACATCGCCAACCAAGCCGGCGCTGCGTTTCGCTCAGACCTGAACAATGCGCTGTCGGCTATTGCGACCAACAACAGCGGAACCACGGCACCCTCGACGACGTTTGCCTACCAGTGGCACGTTGATACCGATGCGCCGGCGACGCTGTACATCCGCAACGGCGCTAACAGCGCTTACATCGAGGTCGGTGATGCAACGCTCGACAACCTTGGATTGCAGAAGTTCAGACGCGCAACCGCGCAGGCATCCACGTCTGGCACGGCGATCACATTTGGCAGCATCCCAAGCTGGGCCAACCGGATCACCATGATGCTTTATGGCGTCAGCACTAACGGCAGCAATGAGCTAATCGTTCAGCTTGGTACTGCTAGCGGTTTTGTCACAAGCGGTTACAACTCCAACTCGGAGTTAGTGACAGGGACAGTCAGCCAATACAGCAGCGCTGGCTTTCTTTTGCAAACTGGAAATCTCAACACATATTTGAACTCAGGCATAGTACACATGATCAGGGTTGACGGCAACAATTGGGTTTACACGTCAAACGTAAAGCGCGCTGCGGTTTCTGGCACCACAGTCAACGCCTATGGTGCCGGTGATGCCACCCTTGGTGCAGTGTTGACACAAGTGCGGTTGACTAGCACTAACACGCCAGATACCTTCGACGCTGGTACCGTTAACATAGTGTACGAGTCCTGATAGCACATGGCCGACCGTAAGATCTCTGACCTGACAGCGCTTACGGCGCCTGCTGCAGGCGACTACCTCCCGATCGTTGACATCAGCGAGGCATCAGCCGCCAACAAGAACAAGCGCATCACGATCGAGGAACTGCTCCGCGGCGCACCTGATGGCACCGCGGCAGCACCCAGCATCGGCTTTGAAAGCGACCCTAACACCGGCATCTACCGACCCGGTGCAGACCAGCTTGCGATCAGCACCGGCGGCACGGCGCGGTTGTTTGTTGACTCCGCAGGCAACGTAGGGGTGGGCACTACGAGTCCCAGCCAAGCACTGGAAGTCGCAGGAGCTGCAGTATTTACGGGCGGTGTTGCGGGACAGGGTGCATACATTTATCGAGATGGCGGAACTGGAGGAGCGGCATACTCTGCTCAAACCGGAGATATTCTTTTAACTACACCTGGATCCAATAATATCCGGTTTACTGTAGACGGCACAGAACGCGCCCGCATCGACAGCTCCGGCCGCCTGTTAGTGGGGACGTCTTCATCCCCTGGCAATGGAAATGAAAAAGTAGGGATTAGCTCCAGTGCGGATGGTATTTGGATTGATGCAACCGGCGGCGGCGGGACAGGTATTGTTATTGATAGAACCGCAGCAGATGGAGATCTAATTAACTTTTTACAGGCAGGCGCGCAGGAAGGTGTTATCTCCGTATCCGGTACAACCGTTACCTACGGAGGCGGCCACCTAGCCCGTTGGTCACAACTGCCAAACGAACAGGACCCTTCGGACCTGCTAAAGGGCACTGTCATGTCCAACCTAGACGAGATGTGCGAGTGGGGGGAGGAAGATAACGAGCAGCTCAACAAAACCAAGGTGAGCGACATCGAAGGCGACCCCAACGTGGCTGGCGTATTTGTCTCTACATCGTTTTCAGACGATGGCCCGCTGGACTATTTTGTCGCAATGACTGGCGACATGATCATCCGCATTGCGGCAGGCATCCCAGTGCATCGTGGGCAACTGCTAATGTCCGCTGGCGATGGCACCGCCAAACCTCAAGACGATGACATCGTTCGCAGTAAGACCATTGCCAAGGTGACATCCAACCATGTCACCTGCACTTATGAAGATGGCAGCTACTGCGTGCCCTGCGTACTGATGGCTTGCTGATTAGTCCTGCTCTCTACTAACCACCACACCAGACTCACATGTCCGACACCGTTTTCACCTGGCACATCGCTCAACTGGAGCGCGAAACCGCAGACGGCTATGTCTTCACGGCTCACTACACCGTCGATGCCAACGACGGCACCTACAAGGCCGGCGCCTATGGCTCGATCGGCTTTGAGCGTCCCGAGGATGACATGATCCCCTTTGCTGACCTCACCGAAGAGATCGTCATCGGCTGGGTTAAGGAACGGTTGGACGTTGAGCAGATCGAGGCAGCACTGCAAAGCCAACTCGATGAGCAGCGCCATCCCAGCAAGGCCAGCGGGCTGCCCTGGGCTGCTTAGACTAGTGGCATGATCGAGCTGATCGCTGCTGTTGCGGGTGCATCCATCAGCGTGGCGGCTATGGGCGCCATGGGGTTCAGCCGTCGCAATGATGAAGCCCGTGAGGCAGTGATCAGGCTCACCGCTGCAGTGGAGCACATCGCCACGCAGCTTGAAGTCATGCACACCGACATCCGCGCCGATCGCCAGGAGACGTTCAAGCGGCTCAATGGCGTCGAGCAGCGTGTCGCTACGCTTGAGGCACGACCACACCGCTGATCATGGACGCCCAGACTGTTGCCGTTGTCGCCATCGTTCTTGCTGCTGGCAGCGAGATCATCGCGCTGACGCCGCTCAAGTCCAATAGCTGGATTCAGCTTCTGCTGCAGGCCCTTAAGTTGATGTTCCCCAAGCGTGGCTAAAGCACCGATCAAGCCCAGCGACCTGTTCCGGTACTGGAAGGCGCTACCGCATCAGCAGGCAGCGATTGTTGAATTGGAATCTGAGCTGTTAAAGGTTGCGCCTGATTTGTTTAATAGGGATCAGCCATGGTTCCAGACATGGAGCCAAGGCGGTAAGGTGCACAACTCTGATGCAGCCGTCAAGCTGATCAAAGAGTTCGAGGGTTGCCACCTGTCGGCCTATCCCGATCCGCTTAGCGGCGGCGAGCCATGGACCATTGGCTACGGCACCACCAGATACAGCGATGGCCGCAAGGTGCAGCGCGGCGACAAGATCACCGTCATCGACGCCGGCAAGCTGCTGGACCTTGAGATCGATCGCGTCGCCGAGAAGCTGCGGGCGACCGTGCCGTTCTGGAATGCCATGACCGGCGACAAGCAGTCTGCGCTGATCAGCTTCGCCTACAACCTAGGCAGCGGGTTCTACGGCACCACTGGATTCGAGACGATCAGCAAGTGCCTGAAGGACAAGGACTGGGCAGCGGTGCCCGATGCGCTGCTGCTGTACCGCAACCCTGGCACCAATGTCGAGGCAGGCCTGCTGCGCCGCAGGCAGGCTGAGGGTCGGCTGTGGGGCGTTGAACAGCAAACCGCCAAGCTGACACCGAGCAGCCCGTTCACGGCACGGATCACGCCACACATCACCCTGGGCGAGTTTGCACTCGGGCAGGAGTCGCGGCGCTTCGACCACCAGTACCAAGTGGACACCGCGGCCGAGCTGGCGGCGTTCCTTGAGCGGGTGCGCGGCGCGTTCGGCGGCAAGCCAGTGGTGATCACGAGCGGCTACAGGCCAGCAGCGATCAACCGCTCGGTTGGCGGTGCCAGTAGTAGCGAGCACCTTTATGACGCGCCAAGCGTCGGTGCAGTTGACTTCTACATCCAAGGTGCAGACATCAACGCAGTCCAGGCATGGTGCGACAAGAACTGGCCCTACAGCGTTGGATACGGCGCACCTAAAGGATTCGTGCACCTTGGCGTCCGCAAAGGCCGGCCTCGTGTGCGCTGGGACTATTAGACTGCTGGTGTAAGCCGCTACACACGGCATGGCGATCAGCGCAAAACGGCTATCGCCAGAATTGATAGAGATACGGATACCGTATAGCAGCCACAAAGAAGAATCAACATTCCTGCTCGCGTCAGATATACACCTTGACAATCCAAAATGCAACCGCAAACTGCTACTGCAGCACTTAGCTGAATGCCGTGATGCCAACGGTCATGCGTTATTTTTTGGTGATGTGCTGTGCCTGATGCAAGGCAAGAAAGACCGCCGCGGCAGTAAGGGTGACATCAGGCCAGAGCACCTAGGCGGCAACTACTTTGACTTAGTATTTCGTGAATCAGCAGATCTGCTGAAGCCATACGGCGACATGATCCTGATGATGGGTGACGGCAACCACGAAACAGCCGTGCTCAACAACCAAGAGATCGACCCGCTAGAGAACGTGGTCCGACTCATGCGCAATGATGGTGCCGTCACTGAGCACATGGGCTATCAAGGGTTTGTGCGGTTTGTGTTCTATCGTGGCGAGAATGAAGCCGTCAGGCGGTGCACGTTGTTCTTCCATCACGGCGCATGGGGCGGCATCATCACCAAGGGCACCATGGGTGGAGGCCGGTATGCAAGCATCGCACCAGATGCGGATGTGATTGTCAATGGCCACAACCATGAGCGCAGCATTGTCGCGCATCCGTGCTACAGGATTGCTGATAACGGCAAGGCATGGATTGAGCAGCGCTGGCACCTGCAAACCGGCACCTACAAGCAAGAGTTTGGCGGCACTGGCGGCTGGGCCATTGAGCGCATCGTTATGCCTAAGTCACTTGGTGGGATCTGGCTTACGCTGAAGCCACGCAAACGTGGGGGCGTTGACATCACCTGCCGGCCAACCGTATGAAGCAGTACGTCCTAGAGATCGAGTACACCATCGTCGTCGAGAGTGACAACGATGATCCGGGAGAGGTGTCGGACGACTTTGCAGCGCGGCTCACTGAGTTAGCGCCGTCCAACGATCACATCCTGGGGTTAAGTCTTCAGGTGCTACCAATCCCCGAATTGCGTGGATCACTCGATTGATGGCTCGAATCTCGTTTCTAAGCGCAGTGCAAAGCATCAATTCAGGCAGCAGATCTTTGAGGCATGGGGTCATCAGTGCGCATACTGCAGCGCGCTAGCCGACACCTTGGACCATGTCAAGCCACGCCATAAAGGCGGCGCTACAGTTACAACCAACCTAGTGCCAGCGTGCCGCAATTGCAATCGCAGGAAAGGCAGTGAGGAATGGCGCGAGTGGTTCAGCCGTCAGGACTCATGGACTGTTGATCGCGTATTAAAGATTCAGGATTGGTTGATTGATTCAACATCTGATGATAGAAGATAAGCGCCTGCCAGTCTTGTGCATGATCACGGCACATGCCGTTGATACAGACGCGCCACATGTCACCGTGACGCTTGATCGTTGGTTCCAAGGGGCGTGTCCGTCAGGGGGTTGCTCATCAGCATACGGATGCGACCGACGCCGCGCTTATAGATGTCGTAAAGAGCAGTCTTCGAGATGCCATACTCGCGTTCAAGTTGCGCCCATGTGACGGCTGGATAGCACGACCGCGCTTCAATGACTGCTTTGGTTCTATCGTCTAGGTACTGGTCAACGTAACGCAGCATGATCTGCACATCTTGGCTGATGTCATTGTCAACTACATTGGGGTCGGCAATGGTGTCAACAATGCTGTGGCCTTCTGAGTTGTTGACCTGTTGGTCGATGCTGGTAACTGTGTAGGTTTGCCGGAGCAAATTGGACAACTCGCCAGGATCCATGTCGATCTCTTCTGCCACTCTGGTGATGCTCGGCTGGTAACCGAGCTGATGGCTCAGATCTTGGATCGTGCGGTTGATCTTGTACATCGTCTCGTGCACACCGATCGGCAGCCGGATGATGGCATCGCTGCTGATCAATGCACGGGTGATGCCTTGACGGATCCACCAATAGGCGTATGTCGAGAACTTATAGCCGCGGCTTGGGTCGAATAACTCAACAGCACGCGCCAAGCCGATGTTGCCCTCCTGGATCAGGTCGAGTAGCTCCATGGTCTTGTTGTTGCGCTTGTCGTACCTGCGGGCGACATGTACGACCAGTTGCAGGTTGCACTGGATGAACCGCTGGCGGGCGCGTTCACCGCTGCGCTTTTCACGCTGTTCGGCATTGGTCAGCGGGCGATCCAGTGATTGCAACTCACGCAGCCGTTGCACGCGCCTCCCGAGTTGTATTTCTTGCTGCGGTGTCAACAGTGGATATTTGGCGATACTGTTGAGATAGTCCTTGATGCTGTCAGACATGATGAATCCGCTAGTTCACACAATGGAAGCACAATTTCACGGCGCAGCCAATGCCCAAATGTTGCGTGAGCTACATGCAGCAAAGGACTACAACGCATTGCTGGAGTATGCGCTGTTGCTGGCTGAACAGGAGGCCAGCCAGCGATCGCAGATCAAGTGGTTGATCGCTGAAGCGATGCGATCATGCAGCGTTGAACCGTGGCATCTGGCTGCGGCTGCTGAACTGCTTGGAGGCTGACACAAGCTGGTCGTTGTTGTAGCTGCCAGTCAGCGCGTAGCTCAGTGCCGGGCGTTGGCTCATGCGGAAGAATACCATTTGCCCGATCTTCAGCCCTGGGTAGATCGGCAGCGACTGCAACTGGCGGGCATTCTTCAGCTCCAGCGTTAGCGCGCTGCCATGCCAACCCGGATCGGCATAGCCGGCGTGCAGGTTCTCGTAGCCCTCGCGTGCGCGGCTTGACTTTAGGAAGAACAACCCGGCGACATCCTCCGGCATGACAAAGGTCTCGATGGTCTGCGCAAGGATGAACTGCCCTGGCACCAACTGATACGGATGCTCGGCGGTGTAGTCCTTGATCGACAGTGGAATCATCTGGTGCGACTCCACCGATTCAAGCATGATCAGATTGCCAAGCCGCAGATCCAAGCTGGCAGGGTTGATCAGCTCTTGCTGGTGGTGTTGCACCATGCCCTGTTCGATCAGGTCGTGGATCTCAGTGTCACAGAGGATCATTGTTGCGGATAGCGATGATGTACTTTTTATTGGACCACTGCAATAGGCAGCGCGGCACCTGCACTTCGGCTGGTTGCTGCGTGTACCACCGATGGTCGCAGGCCCTGCAGTGGCGACGTCTAACAATAGTGCCATCGTCAAGTTGATTGGTCATGACGATGTATGTCTGCCTAGATGTGCAGCTAGGGCATTGAACTTGAATCGCGGGCATCTTCTAGATCCTGTGCCATGACGGCCGCACTGCGCAGCATGGTGCTGAGCTTAATCGGGCGCATGTTCTTCCAGCAGGCATACCGGATGGCATGACGGAAGCCCATACTAATGTTGCCATCGCCTAGCTTGCGAGCAGCTTCAATCTCTTCGCGGCTCATGCGGATATTGACCGTGAAGTTGCGGCCTTTGTTTACTTGATTAGCCATTGCATGTACCAATTGGCTTTGCGCAGTGACTCAGTACCGCCTTTGTGTTGCTCACGCCAGACATATTTCAGCACGTTGCCTTTGCAGTAGCCTTTGAACTCTTCTGGCGTCAGTGCTGCCTGGATGGCCTCGATGCACTCGATGCCGCCTTGCGTGTAATGCGATGGGTGGTTGACTGGGTCGTTCATTGGTGTGAGATGCGAACGGTTGCGATGCCGTCAAGCGGTACGCCTAAGCGATGCGCAGCGCCGGCGCTGAGGTCGATGCTGCTGCAGTCGCAGCGATCGGTCACTGGCACCACCAGCGTGCGGCCTTGATGGCTGACGCGGACACGGGTGCCGCAGCTCAGCCATGGGTGCGCGGCGCTCACGCCCCAGTGCTGGTAGGTCTGGCCGCAGTAGGTGACGCGGCCATGGAACCAGCCGTCGTAGACCGTGGCAGTGACGGATCTACCGGGCTGCGCCATGGCCGGAGCCTGGAGCAACAGCAACAATGCAATGCGGATCATTGCCCCTCCAGCTCGGCGGCGATGGCGTGCAACGCGTCACGGGTCCAGTTGATACCGAGACTGTGCGCTGCATCGGGTTCTATTCGCCCTTTCCACTGGACAGCCAATACCTGATCTGCAGCAGCTCGCAGGGCGGTGGCAATGTGCAATTGCACAACCCGAGATCCAGCGCAGTTGCTGGCCGTGATTACTGCTTGAGCAGCGGGGGAGAGGTCAGTCATTGATGGGCTCCAGCCAGACTTTGATGTCGCGGCCATAGCCGCAGGTGCCCCATCGATACAGGTCTAGATGTACACGGGCGCCAGCAAACGGAACGGCAACGCGATGCGTCGTTGATGGATCGGAGTTGATCCACCACAGCTCACCGATGCGGCCTTGGTCGGAGTCGATGTTGATCATTCGGGAAGGGTCTCCAGTGCGCGGCGGATGGTGGCTAGGGCGTCATCGTCTAGGCAATCGTTGTCGGGATCGTTGCAGCCGTCAATCAGGGCCAGCGCCTGCTCCCTCAAGCTCGGCGGATTGGGGCGACGGGCGGCGCGGAGAGCGTTGGATGCCATATTTCCAAAGGGGATACCAAGCGGGCTGGGGATGCTTTTCATTTCCTCACAGCACGCCTCCAGCTCCAAATCAGCGCCATATTGGGCGGCTACAGTGATAATTTGCTCGATGGTGTAGCCAATCTTCTCTAATTGGAGCCAGTTGTGGATTCTGTCCGGCGGTGGGACGATAGGGTGTTGTTGGTTAGTCATCGAGTTGCTCCAGGGCGCAACGGATGGTATCAAGATCTTTCATACCGTCAGAGAAAAATTCGCCGGTTGATTCAATACGACTTAACCCAATCAGCGCCTGCTCCTTCAAGCTCGGCGGCTTGGGACGCATAACCTGCCTCAAAGCGTCACCAGACGGTGTGATGGTCAGGTGGTCACTAAACAAAGCATTGGAACCCAGCCATTTTGCATCCTGTTCCAACTGTTGGTCTGCGCCCCATTGGGCGGCGTGATGTGCAATGAATAGTTCATATGCCCACGACTCGCCTGAGCACTCCATTGGGCTTTCGTTTGCCCACTGCTGCACCAGCTCTGGAGGTGGGGTGATGGGATGGGTCATCGCTCGGATTCCTCCATCAGCTCCACCAGCTTGAGGATGTGCTCAGCAAAGGCGACGTGGGTCATAACAGCATGGGTGCCCGGAGGCACCCCATAGCTGTCACGCCACCATGCGTCAAAGGCTGCTTTGATTGATGTGCTGTTCATAAAGCCCCGTGTAGAGTGAGTGCATTGGATGGTCGGGATTATCCCGACCGTCCTCGTGGTATAAGCGCTCAAGCAGCTCCTGGCGCTCGTTGTCCTGCTTGATGTCAGTCATCAGAACGCAGCCTCTTCTGACTTGGCACGCGGCAGGTACTCGAACCGTTGCACGTTCAGCACATGCTTGCTGCGTTTGGTGCCGGTGTCCTTGTCGCTCCAGTCTTGGCGGCGGATGGCACCAGTCACCATGATGCTGTCGCCTTTCTTGCAGTTGTCAGCGATCATCTGGCCGCCTTTGCCCCAGACTTCTACGTCGATGGCGTTGTTGATGTAATTGCCGTCTTTATCTTTGCCTTCGCTGATGCCACCACCGAAGTTGCAAACACAAGTGCCAGAATCAAAAAACTTGATCTGCGGTTCGCTAATAATACGAACGACGCCGGAAGCATAAAGGCTCATGGATTGACAGGGGTAATGGAATTGGACTCTTCAAAGGCCAGGACGTCCGCTATGGGATACCTGACCCGCGACTCGCCTAACGGCAAGCCAAGCCGTGGGACCGTGTAATAGTCCGGTCCCTGGCCTCGCAGTCGTTGGGATTTAATGCTGCTTGGCTTCAAACCCCAACGTGCTGCTAGCTGCTCAGTCGTCAGATACAAGATCAGCCTCCTTCTCAAGCATCTGCTGCAGCAACTTGTCGTGCTGCTCTTGCGTCAAGTCGCCATCTTCCAGCCGCTTTGCCATGCGCGGTTGCAGGTCTTCGAGGTCCTGCAGGCTCTTGGCCTTGGCGATGGCAGCAGCACCGGCAGTGAAGAACTTACTGGTGTCTTTACGCGCAGGCAATGCAGAAGCGCTCTCGGTGGTAACGGTGACCGGCTCAGCGTCAGCTTGCTGCATCTCGTCGGTGGTGTAGACCCCGGACATGTCAGCAGGAAACGCCTTACGCAGTGCCAGTGCCTCGGAGCACTTGGCGATCATCGCGGCAGGCATCTTGGACCACAGCCCTTGGCCAGCGTTGTAGTCCGCAAACCGGGCGACACCAACAAAGGCATGGTTGCTGCCCTTGCGGTGCACGATCGTCTTGGCCGCGGCAGGTGGCTTGGATGACAGCCATACATCACGCCAGTCGCCTTCCTCGCCACACCAGTAGGTCTCAGATCCATCCAGTTGGCCAGTGCGCTCGGCAATGGCACGGAGGCCGTCAATGCCGGCTTGGATGGTCAGCTTGCCGCCACGCTTGATGGCGTAGATCTGCTTGCTAAACGGATCCAGCCCGGTGCGCTGGCAGGCATACGCAAACAGGCGCAGCTCGTCATTGGTGCAGCCCGGAGCAATGGTGCTGCTGATCAGTTGCACCTGGTCAGGGGTCCAGGTGGTGATTGCTGTTGACATCAGAAGGTTTCAGTTTGAATGGGATTTGTTGCCCACTTAGGCAGGCTGATGGTCTGGATGACCGTGTCGCCGTAGCCCGGCCACACATTGGCGGCATGGCATCCGGCGATCACGTCCATGCCATTGTCCCGCATGGTCCGCCCTAATGCAAGGGCCTCGCTGTCGAGTTCATACACCGCAACGGCGTGCGGGTAAGTCTTCTCGACTGCGACGAACACGAACCGCTCGGCACCATGCAGGCCAGCGAGGTAGTGCGCAGCCTGGATGTGGTAGCCGAAGGTGGCCACGCTGCGGGCAAATGCCTGCGGGCTGGCGTCGGTGGTGGTCTTGATGTCCACCACAGTGCTGCCGTAGTACCAGTCAGGACGGCACTTGCATCGCATCCCGGTGGGGAGGTCATCCCACCAGAAGGATTGCTCGGCCTTGCCCTCTTTGAGCAGTGCATACGCTGCAGGGTGTGCCTGCACTGCAGCGCTCATGCCCATAGCCAGTGCCATGTCGCTACTGGTGACCACCTCGATGCCTTCGGCTTCCATGGCCGCAGCTTGCTCCTTGCCGGCTTTGGTGTTGCGCGGCGCGCAGATGCCGTAGCGCTGCAGCAGCTCCTCTGGCTCAAGGATGGCGCAATGGGCAAGGCTGCCCAGTTTCATTGCAGGGGTCGGTTCAACCGGGCTGCGGTTCGGGTCAACGTATCGGCTCCAGTAGTGGTAAGGCGATTGCATTACCGCCTTCAGGTGGCTGGCGCTGACGGCTGGATCGGAGTGGTACTGCTCGTTTGAGATGGTCGCTGTCATAAGTAGAATGGTGTTGTGAGGATCGAAGGGCGGTGATGGGCCGCCCTGTTTTCTCATGCCAGTGATACGCGGACGCGGTAGCGGGTGATGCCGAGATGCTCGGCAATGCGCCGCTGCGACCAGCCGTAGCTACGCAGTCGCTTGGCGCGCTGCTCGGTTGATTCCGTCGCCCACAGCAGCACCAGCAACGGCAGCAGCAGCAGGACGAGGATCAGGGTCAGTGTGGTTGTCATTGGTGGGATCTGTGGACCCCCACATCCTACACCATGTGCCGCCGTGGTCAAGCGTGCTCGGTCACAATGCGTAACGCGTCCTCCACAGACCGTGCCACACCAGCGATGCCGCCGGCAGCCTGCACCGCATCCAGCCACTGCTGCTGCTCGGGCCTCAGCCTGCCGGTTGGCGTCTTCACCTCGATGGATAGGAACACAGCCACCTGGGCGCCGACCATGTCAGGCGTCACCGTGACAGTCCGCCAGCCGATCAGGTCAGCGCTGCCCTTGCATAGGCCGAACTGCACCGTGCGGCCATGCTGGTCGCGCAGGGTGCCGGTGTTGTTGCGGAACAGCCTGGTGTCACCAGTACCGCAGGCAATCCGGATCTGCTGCTGGATCTGTTGTTCGGTCACTCACAACCCATGCCGCTTGGCCAACCTAGCTTGATAGACCCGTTCTGCCCAGCCGCGTTTATAGCCGCGTTGCTGTGCCAGTTGGCGGAGGTCTTCGAGGCTTTGGGCATTGCCCTGCTCGCGTTTGCGCTCCCGTGTGGTCAGCTCCTGCAACTCGCCCTCAACCACCTTCAGCTCTTTGGTCTCTTGCGGTGCGAACACATGCCCGCAGTCAGGGCAAACCTGCGTGGCGCTCATGCTGGTGGCAAAGCACACCGGGCACACCTTGACCGATGGCGCACGGTCGGCATCGCGCTTCTTGATGCCGTCGAGGCTCCAGTCGCGGTCTTCGAGATGATGGCCCAGCCTGAGCGTGTTGCCGACGTGGTCCAGCACCACAGCAGCAGGCTTGCCAGGTGACGGTCTCAGGCATCGTCCGATCATCTGGAGGTGGAGGCCGACTGATTGCGTTGGCCGCAGCAGGATGCACCCGCCGACGCTTGGCACGTCTACGCCCTCGCCGATGAGACTGCAACTGGTCAGCACCTTGATGCGACCGGTTCCGAGTGCTGTTAACAGGTCTCTGCGCTGGTCGGTGGTCATGGTGCCGTCAATACTGGCGGCAGGGATGCCTTGGCTTATAAACAGAGCGGCCACTGCCTCGGCATGAGCCACGCTGCAGCAAAACGCGATCGCGGTCTGCCCTGCCAGGTGCTTGCGATAGTGGCTGCAACAGTCACCCATGATGGTGCCAACGCGCTGCTCGGCTTCTTTGGTGTCGAAGTCACCCATCCGCTTG